CCCGCCGTAGTCGCATCCGGTATGTTTGACAGGGACAGGTACGTCTCTTGTCGCCCATACTCGCTGACTGATCCCGCGCTCGTAGCTGTCACTGTGCTGCTTTGACCGTATGATGCTAGCGCCACGTTCTTTACCGGACCTTCGGTTGTCTTTTCGTAGCTCACCACACTTTCGCCCACGCGCAGCACAGTAGGGTTCGCGCTCTCCGTTGTATCCGTGCCCCGCTCGATGTAGTAGTTCACAGTCATGTCCGGTTTCACCCAAACATCTACCGCTAACTCTGCGTGCCTGTTCGCAACCTCACCCAAGTTGCTCCCGAACTTCTCATCTATTGTCAGCGTCTCATTAGCCGTAAACGACTGCGACCCGCTGTCAAGCGTGTCCGTAAATGTCCTCGTCAGCCCATCTAAAGCGCCACGGACTTTTGCGGCGTCAAACAGCTCCGCCATAATGTAGCCAACGGTCTTCGATGTGTAGCTTTTATCACTATCGAAGATGATTGCGCTTTCCAGTATCGACCGGACTCCGCGACCGCTGATCTCGTACACGTTGTCAGTATCCGTATGCGTCCTCTTTATGTTTTCTACAACACCAGCAAACACGTAGTCGTCCGAGCTCTCGCCGTAACTGAACTTGATGATTTTACCAAGCGTGATGTTGCCGCCCTCTTCCCAAGGTACCGTCAGCGAGAACGAACCTTCTCCTCGCAGCTCGTCGACAAACCTCTTATTGAACGAGAAAGCCAGCTGAGCAACCTGCGTTGTCCCACTAGCGTCGAACAGAACAGCTGTAAGAAATGGCTTCATAGCCACACCGCCTTGAATGTGATGCTCATCGCGGCGCTAGCCCCTCCTGATCGCTGCACCCTCAGCTCATTAGTACCCGCTTGCAGAGGCAGCCAGAACGGGGTACCGCCCGTCACGATTTTACCACTGACGTTAGTCGCACCGTCGAAAGCTGTATACAGCCCAGTGTTTATCGTAAGTCCTGTTGTAACCGGCTCATTCAAAGTAAGCGACACGCCGCTGGTGTTATTGGTCACCACCACGCTATTGGCCGCACCCGGTATGCTATACGTCACACCAAAGACCTCTCCCGATCCCGGCACCCCAATGCTAAATGTCGTATCATCATCCACCCACTGATTGATAACCGTATTGCTCGTCGAACGCAGAATGCCGCTGGGTATCACCACAGTAACCACAGCCCTAGCCGAGTATGGTCCTACCGGCTGTATGTCTAACTTCGGCGTAGTCTGTACCCCCGCCTCGACGTTTCCTGAAGCTCGATAGTACGTCAGCAGTCTCGCGTTTACGTTAGGCGTGTTCGGAGTAGTCAGTGCTTTCTTGAGCAGGTTGATGTTGTCAATCAACCCTTGACGGCTGTCCGCATACGTGTTTCCCTCCGGATCCCTGTCTCCGAAGATAACCATTGGTATGTTGGCTATGCGCTCCTCCCGCACTTTCGGTCGAAACACAGAACCGGGTCGACGTGGAATAACCAAGTTCTCCCCACGGTTCTCCGGTCCATCGTTTAGTTCGCTCAGATCCGTTGCAACCCACGCCGGTGTAGCCAACGGCACATCGTCAATGGCTACGTACTCACTCGCCGTCACTACATAACTCACGATGAACTCCTCAATAAGTTAGATCGTCGCAGCGCAGCCGGGATCGATGCTGACGAAGTCTCAGCTACCGGGTTATACACATTGACCGTGTAGTTCGCTCCGGCCCCACCACCAAGCACCCCGCTCAACACATTATTCGGCAACACAGTTCCAGCTGTCTTTGGCACAACGATTTCTGGCCCCAACTCACCCACAATGTACGGCTTGTTGGCCTGCATAGGTCCGCCCTCAGCAAGCCCAGGTAATGATGCTATCGCCCCTCCGATTGCACTTGCTACCTTCACAACCGTGCTGAACCCTTTCAGGTTTAGCAGCCGATTGATCGCATTAGCAATACCTACTACCATAGTGTTGAAGAAGTTCAAGATAGCCTTGACAACCGTCTGTGCTCCGTTCCGCAAGTTGGTCAAGAAGGTGATTGCCTTACCAATGCCCGACGCAAAACCATTAGCTATTCCACTTGTCACACCACCGAAGATACGTTTGATGAAGTCAACAGCCGCTCTAGCCCCGTCCTTGATCTTATCCCAGTTCTTCGTAATGAGCAGTACTGCTGGTCCAAACGGTCCTAACAGGATCGCCCCCAGCAGCTGCCAGTTACTCTTGATCCAGTTCACGGCTGCACCGATGCCATCGCGTATTGCGTCCAGTGCTCCCAGCGCAACCGCCTTTACCTTATCCCAGTTCTTGACGATTAGTACAATAGCAGCGATGATGACAGTCGCCAACGCTATCCACGGCACAGCCCGCAGCGCGATGTTGAACGCGGTAGTTGCCGCCGTTGCGATCGCTTGCGCGCCGCCCACAGCTGTGAAAGCTGTTATCAGTTGCCCAATACCCACAAGCGCCGGACCGACAGCAGCCGCAAGTCCCGCAATAACCAGAATGGTAGTCTGCACCCCCTCCGGCAAGCTTGTAAACACGTTGATGATTTTCTCTAAGATTGGCAAGATTGTACTGATAGCCTTCTCAAGCACAGGGAACAGCTTCGCCCCGATTGGCTGTAAAGCGATGCCTAGTCTATTTCTGAAGATCTCAACCTGCTGCGGGAAGTCAACCGTAGCTGCAAACGCCGTAGCAATAGACTCCGTACCGAACGCGATTTCCTTAGACAACGCCGCAAAGTCGAACGCCCCGGCGTCGAGCGCCTGCAGAACCTCGATTGCCGACTTACCGAACAGTTCCTTAGCTTTCGCATTTGCCGCAGCCTCATCGCCCGCCGCGCTAAGCTTCTTGATGTTGTTGATGCTCTCCAGTGTGAACTCACCGATGCTCTTACCGCTCTTTGATACCGACGAGTCGATCTCTTTCTGCGCACCAGTAACCACATCTGAGTTGTTCTTGATTTCCTGCTGCAGCTGAGCGATCTTGTTCTGCTGTTCAAGTATCTCTGAACCGGCAGCACCACCGGTCGCTTTCGGACCTTTGTCGATCTCCGCCTGTATCTTCGCTATCTCTTCTTGTAGCTTCCGAGCTTTCTCCAGTGCAGACTTCTGAGACGCTCCTGTTGCGAACTTCAGCTCGATCGGTTTAGCGATCTCCTGTTTTAGTCCGCTTATCTCGCTCGTAACCTTTTCGACCCGTATCTTCGCATCCGCGATTGCTGACGCCGTTGCCTTCGGGTCAGCCAGCTTCTCGTTTAGTTTCTGCTGCGCGCTCGCCAGCTCAAGAGTCTTTATGCGCAGCTTCTCAGTCAGCTTCGCCTTCTTCTCGGTATTGTCCTCGCCAAGATTGGTCGGTACGCTTGAAAGCTCCGTGTACGATGCGTTAGCGTCAGCGAGCGCACGTGTCTTCTCCGCAAGCTTTTCCTGCAGCTTCGCAATGCGTTCCTGTTCCTTCGCGTATTCCTTGGAACCGGCAGTACCCTTAGCCTGTAGCTCTTGCAGCCTTAGCTGCGCAACTTCCAGATCCGCAGTAGCCTTGATGTTCGCTGCGTTCGCCTTGTCGATGTCTTTCTGCGCAGCCTCCGCAGCCTTATCCCCGCCGACCGCCGTCAGGTATGCCTTTCGTAAACCTACAAGCACCTGGGTCGAGTTGAAGCCTGCTTTTTCCAGCTGCCCAAGAAACGCGATGCTATCAGTATACGAGAACCCAAGTTCAGTAAGAATGCCCGCGTTGCTTTCGAGCGCAGCCGTAAGATCCCCAACCGAAATGCCCGTATTCTGCGACGCCCTCAATAACTGGTCTAGCGACCCAACAACCTGATCCGCCGGTATTTTGAAACGCTTAGCTACGTCCGCGAACGCCTTCTCGTCAAGCGCCTCACCTGTAACTTCCTTTAGCTGCAAGAATGCCGTCGACACCTCTTCAAGTGTCTTGCCCTTCAGCCCCTCGAACTCCACGCTAAGCTTCGCGATGTTGTCCGCAACCTCTTGGAAGCTAGCCGGCACCCCAGATGCCACATTCTTGAACGACTGCTCGAGTTCTTTCGCAGCCTCCCCCGTCAGTCCCGTCTTGACTCTGATCGTATCGAAAGCTTCATCTACTTTTAGCGCATTAGTTACAAGCAGCCCAAACCCCGCTACTATGGGTGCCGTGACCTTCTTGGTCAGATCCTTGCCGGTCTTCGTGAAGCCTTCTCCCAGGCGCTTACCCAGCGATTCGCCAGCCTTCTCTCCTGCGTCCCCAGCGTTCTTCTCCAGGTCGAAGCCCAGCTTACTCGCAAAGTCTGAAACGAGTTTCGGTGCAATAAGCACATTGAGAATACCAGCCTCAATACCAGCCATTACTCACCACCCCGCGTCTTAGGAGCCGGTCGTTTTACCGCCAGCCCATTACTGAGCATCTCCCCAAGAGAAGTGCTTCGTTTAGCTTCTTTTTCAGCCTTGTCCCACGGACGCGGAATACGCAGTGGCTTCGGCTTACTTCCGCCCGGCTTTGAGTGCGCCTGTATGTAAACGCGCAACATCGTGTCGAGCATTTCTACTGTAGCTGCCTGCAGTTCATTGTCAGTTGTCCAGCTAGTTCCCGCCGCTCTCCACAATGCGG